AATATGATTATCAACTTTGGATTGATAGTGATATTGTTTTTGATTCTCAAAAGTTCTGGCAACTGTGCGATATGGCACTACCTGCAGAAGGAGACGAAAAGGAAATCGTTGGTGGTTGGTATGCCACAGAGGATGGAGTCACGACTTCTGTTGCACACTGGTTAGAAGAAGATGACTTCCGTAGTAATGGTGGTGTGATGAATCACGAAACTGTAGAGAGCATGTCAAAACGACGCAAGCCATTCACAGTGGATTACACTGGTTTCGGTTGGGTATTGATTAAGAAAGGAGTTTTTGAAAACCTTGAATATCCATGGTTTGCACCGAAGATGCAAGTCTTTGAATCAGGTGCTGTGCAGGACATGTGCGGTGAGGACGTGTCATTCTGTCTCGATGCAAAGGAAGAGGGATTTGAAATCTGGTGCGATCCACGCATTCGTGTCGGACATGAAAAGACTCGTGTAATCTAATGAAAGAAAAACTTTATAATTTACTTTATAAAGGACGTACCATACACAAAAATCTCACTGCAGAAGACTGTGGTGAGATTCTTCAAGACCTCTCCGAACAGTTTTATGAAGGAGAGGATATTGACCCAGAACTTATTGAATTAGAGGAGATTTAAATGGCAGCAAATAAAAAAATCACTGAGTGGCTCAGATGGTATTGAATCACATTCCAAAAATACTCGGCAGGGTTATGGAAGAAATACAAAGTACTCTGCAACCAGCAGAAATAAACCTCGCAAACCACGGGTAGATAAAGAATATTCTCAGGGCATTTGAAGACTCTTCAAGTGTCTTTTTAATGTTTATAACTAGTTAAGTCTCTTATTTACTTTATGTGTGGCGCAACCGCTTCTCGCTTGAAGGGGACTTGAAGAGAATAATAAAGAAAAAACAAAAATGTCTTGTTTAATTGTTAACCTACCATCACAAGAAGTCTGGGTTCGTAAAGAATACCTTACCGATCATCAAAGTGGTTGGGGAGAATTTGTGAAAGGAGTCTGGGTATCAGCAAAGTCAATTCCTGGTCGTACTTTTTATTTTGAGACATACTTACCAGAGTATGCTGCAATGTATGATAAACTTCCGATCAGTGCCTTCGTTTCTCGTTCAGAAACTCCTACACCAGATTTAGATCTACCAAATCTTCAGTTTTGGAATTGTATGGACTATGGTGTTGTTGCAGTGCAGAAACAATTTATTGGATCTATGGATTATGAAATATACACCAGAGATTTTGGAAATCAAAAAGGTACTTATATTTGCACTCTAGATAATTATCATCAAGATTCAGATACAATTGACTGTGCAACAAGTGAAAATCCTGCCGAACATAAATCATTCAACCTGATTGAATTGCATAATGGGCAGTATGCACTCTATCCAAACAATCGAATTCGTATATATGATAACAGCCTAACACCAAAAGAACCAAAAACACCAGACTTTAAGGTATCTACACGATATTATCAAGTCGAAAATAGTTATGAACGTCTTGGAATGGGAAATGAAGATGAATATTTTTGGAAAACTGCAAATGAACGGGATAGAAACCCCGTAAAAAGTTCTGATTTACCAAAGATGAATATTTTTGGAAAACTTCAAATGAACGGGATAGAAACCCCGTAAAAAGTTCTGATTTACCAAATCAGGAGCAAATCAATGACCAAAAAAGTGGATAAGGACTCGAATTATATGAAAGATCAATGGGGAACATCATATCTCTCTAGCGACTATGGTTGGGAAGAGAAAATTGAAAAGCAAAAAATGCTTCGTGAGATTTCAAATGATGATCTCACACCCAAAAAACACGATTTTGCAATACAGAAAGAACTTCACGAAAAAATTCGTAATGATGATGATTATGATGATTGGGAGTATGGAACAGAACCCATTCCATTAACCGAATTTTAGTGAATAAATAATATAGATTCATAATATTAAATGCCTCTAGAGCGAGTCAGTCAAGGTTTCAAAGACATCAGTATGTCTTTTCAGGTTAATCCCCTGAATCTAGACTTAATTGCTCTAAAAAATGAAACTGCAATTGCTCGTTCAGTTCGTAATATTGTATTTACTCTTCCAGGAGAGAAATTCTTTGATTCAAATTTTGGATCTCGTATTTCAAACTCTCTTTTTGAAAATGTAGATGAAATTTCTGCATCAATCATTAAAGATGAAATACGAAATTCAATTACAAACTATGAACCACGAGTTGAATTGATTGATGTTCAGACAACTCCTGATTATGATAATGCATCATTTGATGTTCTAATTCAATATCGAATTATTGGTGCAGATGTTCCTCCGCAGCAACTCGAATTCGTTTTGCAACCTACTAGGTAATTAGGTAAATGCCATTAGTCAATTTTGCAAATCTGGATTTTGACCAGATTAAAACAACTCTTAAAAACTACTTAAAAGCCAATTCGAATTTTACGGATTATGACTTTGAGGGATCTAATCTCTCGACAATTCTTGATGTTTTGGCATACAATACCTATATTACTTCATATAATGCAAATATGGTTGCGAATGAAGTTTTTATTGATAGCGCAACACTCAGAGAAAATGTTGTTTCACTTGCAAGAAATATTGGATATGTTCCAAAATCAAGAAAGGCAGCAGCAGCAACAGTTAGTTTCTTTATAGACACTTCAAACATCACCCCACCTCCAGTATCACTTACATTGCATAAAGGGCCAATTGCAAGCACTTCTGGGTCCTTTGGTAATCAATCATTTGTATTTTCAATACTTCAAGATATTACAGTTCCTGTTTTTAATAATATTGCATCATTTGATGAAATTAAAATTTATGAGGGAGTTCTTTTAACGAATAATTTTACATATAGTCCAAGAAATCCAAATCAGAGATATATTCTTCCAAACTCTGGAATTGATACGGATTTGATTTCTGCAATCGTAAAACCGAATGAGACTTCTACAATATCAGTTAAGTATAATCTTCAAGACAGTTTGTTCAATGTAAATTCAGAATCAGAAGTTTATTATATTCAAGAAATTGAAGACGAAAGATACGAATTAATTTTTGGTGATGGTGTTTTTGGAAAAGCACTTGAAGACGGAAATTATATTCAGGTTTCTTATATTGTATCAAATGGTGACAGTGGAAATGGAATCAGTCAATTTACATTTTCAGGAAGACTTTCATATACTCGAAATTCAAACACTTACACTATTACTTCAGGAATTTCTCTACTTACAACAATATTAATATCATCAGGTGGAGAATCTATTGAACCTGTAGAATCAATTCGCAAATTTGCCCCCAGAATTTATGCATCTCAAAATCGGGCACTTACATCTAATGATTATGAAACTTTAATTCCTGCAAAAATTTACCCAGAAACAGAATCTATTTCTGTTTTTGGTGGAGAAGAACTTATTCCTCCACAATACGGAAAAGTTTTTATTAGTATTAAACCAAGAACAGGAGATTTTTTACCAAATTTAATTAAGGAAAATATTAGATTAAAATTGAAACAATATGCAGTTGCAGGAATCGTTCCTGAAATCTTAGATCTAAAGTATCTCTACTTAGAAGTAATTTCAAATGTTTATTATAATTCAAATTTAGCACCAAGTTCATCTAGCATATCGAGTATAATTCAATCAAATGCTCTTAAATATGCAGAATCTACAGAACTTAACAAATATGGTGCTCGATTTAAATATAGTAAATTTTTAAAAATTGTTGATGATAGTCACGATGCAGTAACATCAAACATTACAAAAATTCAAATGAGAAGAGACTTACGTGTAGTCTTGAATTCTTTTGCAGAATATTCAATTGGATTTGGAAATCAATTTCATATTAGTAGTATGAATGGATATAATATTAAATCTACCGCATTTAGAGTATCTGGAATTCCTGAACCAGTTTATATGTCTGATGTTCCAGACACAAATCGAAGCACTGGTTCCATTTTTATTTTTACGGTTCCAAATATTTCTTCTGTAAATCCAAATATTATAAAAAGAGGAATCGGAAGAATTGATTATATAAAAGGAATTGTCACATTAAATCCAATTAATATCACAGCTGCAAAAATTAAAGATGGACAATCCATAATTGAAATTTCTGTAGTTCCACAATCAAATGACGTGATT